ATTTGGGAAATCGGCAGACGATTGAACCATGTGAAGGAAAATGATTTGGCACATGGACAGTTTTTGGAATGGCTGGCAAAGATGAACATTGAGCGAACAGAAGCTCATAGAATGATGAAAGTTGCAGAGGAACTTCCAAATGTTGCAACGTTGCAACATTTAGGGACTACAGCACTTCATCTGATCGCAACTCTTCCAGAAGAAGAGAAAGAGGAGCAGATCCAACGCATCGAAGATGGCGACAATCCTACAGTACGAGAACTGAAGGAAGTCAAGAAGAAACTCAACCTCAGCAAGCTTGCAAACAAGCGTCTACAGGCTGAAAACGAGAGAATCAAGTCTTCCAAGATCGAAGTTAAGGAAAAGATCAAGGAAGTCGTCCCAGACGATTACAAAGCCACACAGGACCTAAACAAGCAGTTGCTAGAAAAGAATAAGGAACTTTCCAAAACGGTAAAGGCCATGGAAGAACGCTCCGAATTCATCGAAAAGCAACTTACTGACACACTATCCCAGCGTGAAGAGGTCGATAAGAAATCTGCTCAGTATGATGAATTGACCAGAGCCATTGAGGAATCACAAGGGCAACTCAACAGCGTACAAAAGCAAATCTCAGCTTACAAGAATATCACAAGCCTTCTTCAAAAGGGAAATGATTTCTTAGCAAGCATGGGAGGTCTGATCTATGCAGATGAAGAAAAGGTCCTCAAAGCAGATGGGATCATCCGAAATGAATTTGATAGCTTTATCAATCGTGGCTTACGCTTCTTCCATGATCTGGATAAGATCAGAAAGGAAGATAACGATATTTTAGAAGGAGAATTTGAATGATGAATGAAGTCGAAAAGGTCAACCAGGACCTAACAACAGAAGATGTGATGATTCACGCTTTGCATGAATTGAAAAAGCTGAAAGAAGGACAGTCCATCTTATCAGCCGATGTCGATTATCTGAAGAATGAGCAACCAGTGAATCCATCCATTTGCTTGGCATTAGAAAAACTTCGTAAGCAGAAAGTTGTATCACTACTTGGTGGTAAAGATAGCCAGGCCTACCGTGACCGACATTTCGCACAATCCGTTTTTTCACAGGCTGCTAAAGACTTCAAGGACTACTTCCGTATTCCACGTTACGACTTATTGAAGCGCAAAGATGAAGAGCGTGCATTTGACTATTGGAATAGCTGGGAGCCATCAGCAAATACCAAGCTAGAAATCAAAGCCCGCAACGGACAGATGAGTTTGGTGGGGTGAGGAGAAATAAATGAAAATGAAATTAAAAAAAGAACTTGTTAAAAAACAAGTCCTTAGTTCAGAAAATGGTAAAGTTCTTTTTAATCTAGAATCTGGGACGTTCATTATTAAAAAGTCACAATAACTTCACCATCAACAGTTTTGAAGTTAGGTTTTTTATTGGCCCATATTTCAAACGTCTCACTTTTATGCAGAATAACTAGACCATCTTCATAAACCACAAACAAGTCTATGAATGTCTCGTTATCTGTTGAAGTTGCAAATTTCAAAAGAGCTTTCGATTTTGTTTCTATTCTTTTGATTTCTGAGCTTGAAAAACGGTGGGATAAAAATCCTACTTCATCCGGTAACATCTGATTAATTAAAACCATAAGATTCCTCCTTTCATAAAAATTGACAGACGATTTTCATAAGGAGTAAGAGGTCTTATTTAATCGTTTTTTTGTCAGTAGTAACTTAACACAATAATATAGAAAGGTCATCGGTCTTGAGATGGATTTTGAAGATGAAATTATAAAGTTATCTGACTGGCTAATTGAACAATCAGAAACTTATAGTGAAGCTTTGATTAAGTTACAAAAGCTCACAAAAGATATAGCTCACGAAATAATTTTAAGGGCTATAGAACAAAAGAAAAATTAAAGTTAGAAAGGATTTTAAAAATGGTCCTAGAACTATTTGGAACAGAATTTAAAGATAAACTCTTTGAAGAGCTGGTTTCACTCAATATCAAAGCAATGGAAGAAGCCAAGCGCAGAACAAGTAGACAGATTACATGGGTGCCGATCAAACAGCTACAGGAAGCAACCGGATGGGGTAGAACTAAACTAGAAGAGTGGAGAGACCAAGGGAAATTTCAATTCCAACAGTCCGGAAAGGGCGGGAAGTATCTCTACAATTTGGAAGATGTTCAGCGATTCTGTCGAACACTACAAAAATAAAAAGCACCCTTTGAAAAGGCGCTTTGAAAGAACTATAACTTAATTATAACATAGGAATTAATTTTATAAAAGAATATTGGAGGAATTAAAATGTTAGCAGAAATCTTAGTCGGAGTCTTAATCATCGTAGTCTTATTTCAAATGATCATCATCAGCTCAATTAGCGAGCGATGCAAAGAATCAAAACGAGAATTGAAAAAGATGATTGCTGAACAGAAACGTATTCAAGAAGCACGAGAAGCAATGCGTTTTGGATATCGTAGATAGGAGTTAATTTATGGCAGAAAACAACACAATCCTGCCTCACGATATTCTTGCTGAACAAGCAGTAATCGGATCAGTATTTGTCGATCCAGATAAAATCCTAATTGCTTCAGAATACCTCACAAAAGAAAGCTTTTACAAGCTATCACACGGCATTGTCTTTGGAATCATGGAAGATTTATCGGACAAAGGAGAACCAATTGACCCCGTGTCAGTTAAATCAGCACTTGACTCAATAGGCGAATTTGATCGAATCGGTGGGATGGCATTTCTCGCTAGTCTTATCAATGCCGTACCAACCAGTGCTCACATTGAGCATTATGCCAAGGTTGTAGCCGAAAAAGCGAGAGCACGAAAGGTTATCGAAGATCTCAATCAAACGATAGCCAATGTATATGATGGTCAATCAGACCTAAATGACATACTTGTCCAGACTGAACAAGCATTATCAAACATAGCAAATGACAAGCAGACTGGCTTTCGTCCAATCATTGATGCCATTGATTCCACACAGTCAATTATTGACGAGCGCTCGCAACGTGTCGGTGATGTAACAGGGACACCAACAGGCTTCACAGACTTTGACAATATCACGACTGGTCTACATACTGATAATCTGATTATTCTTGCAGCACGACCAGCGATGGGGAAAACAGCTTTTGCTCTTAATATCGCCCAAAATGTGGCAATACGAGCTGGAAAACCAGTGGCAATCTTTTCCCTTGAGATGGGGGCTGAAAGTCTTGTAGAGCGTATGCTCTCGGCAGAAGGCTTGATTCCATCGTATCATATCAGAACAGGGAATCTCTCTGAAAGCGAATGGCGTAGGATGATCCTGGCACAAGAGCAACTTGCAAAAGGAAAAATCTATATTGACGATACAGCAGGAATTCAAATCGCTGAGATTCGATCCAGAGCCAAACGCTTGTCTCAAGAGACCGGCGGCCTTGGACTGATTGTAATTGATTATCTTCAACTAATCACTGGTAGAGGTCGAGAAAATCGGCAACAGGAAGTGTCTGAAATATCCAGACAATTGAAGATATTAGCAAAGGAATTGAAAGTTCCAGTAATTGCATTGAGTCAGCTATCTCGTGGGGTTGAGCAACGAAACGACAAAAGACCTGTGCTCTCAGATTTAAGAGAGTCCGGTTCGATTGAGCAAGATGCCGATATAGTCGCATTTCTCTATCGAGAGGCTTATTACAAACGTGAAGAGCAGGAAGAGCCTGATAATGTTACAGAATTGATCCTTGAAAAAAATAGACATGGCAGTTTAGGAACGGTCAAACTATTCTTTCACAAGGAATATGCAAAGTTTTCAAATAAGGAGGCCTGATGAATGGTAACTGAGAATCGTAGATATTACTGGTTACAACTAAAAGATGACTTCTTCAATTCAAAAGAAATGAAGCTCATGAGAAAGCTTCCTGGGGGAGAGGAAATCACAATCATCTACCTAAAAATGATGCTGGCAAGTCTAGCAGAACAAGGAAAACTATATTTCGAGGGATTGGCAGAGGATCTAGCAGAAGAACTATCTCTATTGATAGACGAAGATCCAGAAGCAATCAGATTGACACTGATGTTTTTAACGAAAAAGAAATTATTGACTACATCAGACAATTATCAGTTTAACCTCGAACAAGTTCCAGAAATGGTAGGGAGCGAAACAGCAAGCACCCGTAGGTCTCGCAAGCATCGAGAGAACCAAAAAGCGTTGCAATGCAACACCAACGCAACAAAAGGCAACGGAGATATAGATATAGATATAGATATA